TCGGGGATCCACGCTACAAGACAGATGCTGCGTATCGGCAAAAAGTTGAACGGATGTTCGGCCAGTACGCCAAATAAATCGGGGCACTCCACCCCGTCTGCCGCAAGGCAGTTGCCTTGACCCAGCTTTGGCTGGGTCTTTTTTGTACAACAGTCAATAGCCCCTGTTGCATTGTTGCAAAAAAGTCATACAATCTCGCCAAGGCCCACCGAGTAATCGACCCTTACCGCTGCGGATGCAGACGATTGGCTGGCGCAACCAGCAAGCACAGACCCGGATTACCGGCCCACCAGCGCGACAAACCCTGATCAACAACCAAATGAGGTATCAAAATGAGCGTTTCTCTTTCAAACGCCTTTGTGACACTATTTGACGCAGAGGTTAAGCAGGCATACCAAGGCAAAGCAATGCTGGTAGCTGCTGTTCGTCAGCGCCGAGGTGTCGAAGGCTCCACTGTCAAGTTCCCTAAAGTCGGTCGCGGAGTAGCTACTGCTCGCGTCACCCAGACCGATGTCACCCCAATGAATGTTGGGTTCTCCACCGTCACCTGCACATTGTCTGACTTCAATGCAGCCGAATACAGTGATGTGTTCAGCCAGCAAAAAGTCAACTTTGACGAGCGCTCTGAGCTTGTGCAAGTTGTCGGTAACGCAATCGGTCGCCGCCAGGATCAACTGATCCTTGATGCGCTGATCGCTGCCAGCAGCACCGGCACCGTGGCAAATTCAATTGGTGGTGCAAACACCAACATGAATATTTCCAAGCTGCGTGAAGCCGCAAAAATCTTGAACACCAAGAATGTGCCAGCCGAAGGTCGCAACATCATCATCCACGCCAATTCGTTGGCATCGATGCTTGAGCAGACCTCCGTTACAAGCTCGGACTTCAACAGTGTTAAAGCTCTGGTTCAAGGTGAGATCAACCAATTCATGGGCTTTACATTCCATGTGCTGGGTGACCGCACTGAAGGTGGCTTGCCCATCGATGGTTCCAGTGACCGCACTCTGTTCGCATTCCACAAGGATGCGATTGGCTATGCAGAAGGTATCGCTCCAAAGACCGAGATCAACTACATCCCAGAGAAGACCAGCTATCTTGTCAATGCCCTGTTTAGCGCAGGCGCAATTGCCATCGATAGTGAAGGTATTGTAAAAATCACCGCACGCGACACAGCGGCTGCGGCTTAATAGGAGGTCACAAAATGGCTTTTTCTAGCACTGGTCTTGTGACCGTTTGCGCTTCCAAATCTGGAAACGCGCCTAACATGTATCTGTATAAGACAACAGATACTCAAGCCACGGTTAACACTGTGAGCTACTTTGACAGCATTGCATCGCTGTTAAATGTGGGTGACATTATTTTTGTCTATGACGCTACTACGCCAAGTTTGGTGTTGACTTATGTCAATGCTGTATCCTCGGCTGGTGTGGTTGACATTGCTGACGGAACTACCGTGAGCGCAACTGACACCGACTAATCGGTGTTGAGTCAACTGGGCCATCTTCTGGGGATTCTCGGAGGATGGCCTTTCTTACATTGAGGGGTTCAAATGGCTGCTGGTGACACTGGTGTTTCGATCTGCTCTGATGCCCTGCTCCTGATCGGGGCGAAGGCAATATCGTCTTTCAATGACGGCACAGATGAGTCGAGTGTTTGCGACCGCCTGTATCCCGACATCCGTGATTCCACCCTGGTCATGTACCCGTGGACTTTTGGAATGAAGAAGGTGCAGCTGGCGAGGTTGATCACAACACCCGGCAGCGTCTGGGAATATGAATACCAGCTGCCAGGCGACAAACTGGCCAACCCTCGCGCCGTGTACGACACCGCGCAGCCGGGCGCATATCCGCGCAAGGAATGGGAGATCCAAGGCGACAAGCTGCTGACCAGTTTGCCCGAAGTCTTCATTGACTACCAATACAGCGTGCCAGAGTTTGCGATGCCGCAATACTTTGTGCAACTGCTCAAGTACATGGTCGCCTGGCACATTGCCGAGACCGTGACCGAGCAACAAGACAAGTCTGCCAAGTGGCAGCGGGTTGCTACTGGCGACATCAGCGAGAATGGCCGTGGCGGCTACTTCCGCACTGCTGCCCAGATCGATGGCCAGAACAATCCCGTGCGAGTCATTGAAGACTACAGCCTGATTGCAGTGAGGAACTGATGCCCCGTTTTGTCGAGTTCACCACCAACTTTGCAACCGGCGAGCTTGACCCGCTGCTGCGTGCGCGGGTAGACCTGGCTGCGTACAACAATGCCTTGGCCAAAGCCACCAATGTGCTGATCCAGCCCCAGGGCGGTCTGCGCCGCAGGCCCGGCACCAAGCACATCTTTGAGCTGCCAAACAGCAGCACCCCAAGCGCTGGCAATGGCGTGCGGCTGGTGCCGTTCCAGTTCTCAGTCACTGACAGCTACATGTTGTGCTTTACCCACAACCGCATGCATGTGATTAAAAATGGCGTGGTGCAAGCCAACATTAACGGAACCGGCAACAGTTACCTGACCACCACAATCGGCAGCGACATTGTTGACGATATGTGCTGGACTCAGTCTGCCGACACTTTAATCGCAGTGCATCCTGACTTAAACCCTGTGCGGATTACACGGACAAGCGACACAGCGTGGACGGCCACATCAATCACATTTGACTCAATCCCAAAGCATGCCTTTGACATTGATTTTCATACCAATAGCAGCTCAACCCTGACCCCGTCTGCTGTGTCTGGTAATGTGACTCTCACGGCATCTACCACACACCATGACTCTGGCACAGCGCAAGCTGGCACCAGCACAACAATAACGCTCAAATCTACAGCAAGTGCAACAAATGACATATATGTTGGCATGTACATCAACATCACAGGAGGCACAGGCTCTGGCCAAACAAGGCTGATTGAGGACTACAACGGCACCACCAAGGTGGCCACGGTGGGCGAGGCCTTTACCGTCACGCCAAACAACACAAGCACTTACACCACAACTACCTTTTCGGCTCTGTCTGTCAACCAGTACATCAATGTGCAGCCACAGGGCCGCGCAAGGATTGTGCGGTATGTATCAGCCACAGTGGTCGAGGTGGTGACCGAGTACCCGTTCTTCAACACAACTGCCGTTGACGCAGGCCGCTGGGAGCTTGAGCACGGCTATGTGGATGTCTGGTCGAGCACCAAGGGCTGGCCACGCACAGTAACTTTCCACGAAGGAAGGCTCTACTTTGGCGGCAGCAAGTCGCGCCCGTCCACAATCTGGGGCTCAAAGATCGGCCTGTTCTTTGACTTTGTGCCCAGCGAGTCGCTGGATGATGATGCGGTCGAGGCCACGCTGGACACCAACGACCTCAATGTCATCACCGACATCATCTCTGGGCGTGACTTCCAAGTGTTCAGCACTGGCGGTGAGTTCTTCATTCCGCAGGCAGGCTCTGACCCGGTCACCCCGCTGACTTTCACATTCAAGAATGTGAGCCGCAACGGCATCAAGCCTGGCACCCGAGTGCAGTCGGTGGACTCTGGCTCGATCTACATTCAGCGCCAGGGCAAGTCGCTCAACGAGTTCATCTTCAACGACACTCAGTTGACCTACATTACCCAGCGCATCTCGCTGCTGTCTGGGCACTTGCTCAAGGGGCCGCAGAGGGTCGCCCTGCGCAAGGCATCTAGCACTGAAGAGGCTGATCTGTTGCTAATGACCAACACCGATGACGGCAGCATTGCAGCCTTCAGCATCATGCGCAGCCAGCAAGTAACCAGCCCCAGCGAGTTCACCACCGATGGCCTGTTCATCGATGTGGGCGTGGATGTCAACGCGATCTACGCGGTGACCAAGCGCACATTTAACAGCGTTGACCGGTACTTCATTGAGCTGTTTGGCTACGAGTACTTCACCGACTGTGCGTTTGTCGGCGGTGCAGCCGCCAGCGCCAGCAGCCTGCCCCATGTGGCCAAGGCGCTGAATGTGATCACAGACGGCTCACCGCAAGGCAACGAGACCGTGAGCGGCGGTGGTTCGGTAACCTTTGACAGGGCCAGCACCACCAGCTACGAGGTCGGCTTGCCCATCAGCGTGTTTGTCAAGACCATGCCTGCCGAGGTCAAGTTACAAACCGGCAGCAGGGTGTCGTTCAAGAAGCGCATTGTCGAGATCAGCGCTGTGGTCAATGAGACCCAGAACCTGATCATCAACAACCAGCCGGTGGCGTTCCGTTTGTTTGACAACCCGCTGCTTGACGATCCCGTGCCAGAGTTCACCGGGATCAAGCGCGTGAATGGGGTGCTTGGCTACAGCCGCGAGCAGTCTATTGAGCTGTCCCAAGATCTGCCGCTCAAGATGAATTTGCTCGGCCTCGACTATCGCGTGGCTGTTTTCTCAGGGACATAAGACATGGCAACAACACCAGCAGCAAATCCGTATGCAGGCCAGATGGCGGGTGCGGCAGGCCTCATTGGTGCCTACGGCGCAGCCGAGGCTCAAAAGGCTGCGGCGATAAATCAGCAGACAAGCTACTTGCTGCAAGCCCGAGACACGCTGATGGTGGCCGAGGTGCGTGCCGACATGAGCGAGCAGTACGCCACCATCCAAGCTGGCCGCACGGTCAAGAAGGCTGAGATTGAGGCGCAGAACTACCAGATCGCTGGCAACACCCTGCTCAAGAACATGCGTGCCACCAACGCCTCTATGCGAGCTCGGGCTGCTGCCAGTGGCGTGGCGGTGAGCGAGGGCTCTGTGGCTGCTGTGCAGCGTGAGAATGTGGGCGCGACCATGCGCGATGTTGGGATCTCCGACCTCAACGCATTGACCGCGAGGGTGTTGGGCTTTGAGGATGCCAGCGCCATGCTGCAATCAACCGACTACCAGAACATGCTCAACCTGTACAGCGCACGCAGCCAGGCTGGCCAGCTCAATTTTGCTGGAGCTTCTGCTCGCAGGACGGGCGGCATGTTGGCCAATGCAACTTTGGTCAAGGCAGGCATTGATTACTTGAAGGTGAAATAAGCATGGCCACCCAACGAATCGAATCAGGTCAAATGCAAATCCGCTCTGTTGGCAGCGTGCCTATGGTGCAGGCCCAGCAGCAGTCGGTGGACTACATTGGCCCACGGGTGGCTGCGCAAGGCGCAAGCCAACTGGCCCAGGTTCTTGACCGCATGAGTGCCAGTGCATTTCAGACTGCTGGCACATTGCGCCAGCAAGAGGGTCTTCAGTTTGCTGCACAAAACCCACTGACAATTGAGCAACTTACTGCGGCCAAGGGCGGCGCTGACATTGGTGTCGGGTCAACTGGGTCAATGAATTTCTTTGATCAAGCCGTGGCCAAGGCTCGCAGCTTGGAGCTGTCTGGCCACTTTGAGATGGAAGGCCGCAATGAGCTGGTCAAGCTGCTGTCTGGCGTTGAGGATGGTAGCGTCACTTCAGAGCAAGTCAGCGCTAAGATCAAGACCATGTCGGATGGGTTTTCAAAATCACTGTCCAGCATTGACCCAGAAGCATCAATCAAGTTCCGCGCCACTATGGCCACGCACGGCAACACTGTGTTGAATGCCGCCTACAAGGCCGAGCTTGAAAGAAAAAAAAATCAGAGCATTGCCAAATTTGACGCTGACTTTGACAACGGCATTAGATTGCTGGAGCCCACAATATCGCAAGGCAGTTGGTATCGCGGCACCGGTCAACGAGATGAAACTGGCACTGAGTTTGTTGAGCAGCGGTCTGTTGATGAGCTCGCAGATGTGTTTCGCAAAAATGTGCTGAATCAATCCCTGCTGCTTGGCGACAAAGCCTTGCAGACCAGCTACAGCACTAAGTTTGAGGTGGCACTGCGCACGGCAAAGGTCAACGCTGTAACCAAGGCGCTGATGTCTGATGTCAACATGGCTGACCCAGAGAAGACGCTGGCCAAGCTAAAGGCTGGCGACCTGGGCAACATGAGCCCGGTGCTGCAATCCATGATCACCAATGACTTTGAGTCGGTGGCCAAGGTGACTGCCAACTTCATGGTGGCCGTCAATCAGCGCAAGTCGATCAAGGATGCCAAGATCGCAGACGAAAAGCGAGTTGCCGAGGGTCAAGCCATTAATTTGTTGGAGCAGATTTTTCCGCTGCCAGAGAACAGCCCCAAGCGCAAGGCGCTGATTACCGAGCTGATCGCTTTGCCTCCCGGCTCGGTAGCGCCTGGCATGCTCAAGGATTTGTTGGAGCCAAAGCCAGCTAAAGAAGCTGAATCCAACCAGGGCATTCTTTTCAATCTGATTGATGGCATCTACAACAACACCATCACTGACTCATCTCAGATCAAGGCATTGGTTGGCAAAGGCATCACCGGCAAAGATGCTGTATCAGTTCTCAAGCTGCTACAAAGCGACAACAAGAGTGACAGCTCTCAGCTTGAGCGCGGCATCTCCCAGCTTGCTGGCATCCCGGTAATTGCTGGCAGTGTGGTGGTGCTCGACCCCAAGGGCGAGGAGTTTAAGCGCCGCAAAGAATTGCAAGCCGAGGCATTTCAGATTCAGTCAGCGGCTGCACTTGACAACAAGACCCTGACACCGCGCCAGATCTTGACCCAGCTTGAAGACAACTTGGCCAAGCGCCGAAACAGCGAAGATGCCAAGGCCGCACAGAGGACGCTGGCTGAATTTTCCAAGCGGCCAGACGGCACCTACAAGCCGGGCCGTGAGTGGATTACAGGGCCGGTGACTGAAGACAATCTGCCAGCCCTGCGTCAAAAGGCTGGCAATGATCCCACCAAGATGCGACAAATTAATGAGCTTGAGAAGCTGCTCAAGAGAGCTCGAGGAAACTAAGCATGGCCTACAGCCCCATTGAGAACAAGTACTTGTCAGCACTGACTGCCATGCAATTCCCGGATGAGCCGGTTGAAGTGGCCATGCCAGAGCAAGTCGCACCCGGCACCCAGCCTGGTGATGTTCTGCTGGCCGCTGGGCCCAGCACGACAATGACCGATGCTGGTGGTGGCCAGTCTAGAGGCACCATCAAAGCCATTGAGCAATCACGCTTTGAAAAGGCACTAGAAAACACAGGCCTGACGCTGGAGCAGGCTGGCAAGTTTCTTGACAACCTTGGCCAGGTTGATGTGCCGCTGCTGGGCAAGATCAGTCTGGCTGACTTTGTGCCGTTTGTGGGTTCGGTCAAAGAGGGCTCGCGCAGCGTGCTTGGCGATCCGCAAATGCAAGGCACGCCGATGGCCTTGCAGCAAGCAGGCACTGGTCAATCGCTCACCAAGGGCACCGGCTTTGCGCGGCAAATGAAAGAGGACGCATCTCTGGCTGCCATGGATATTGGCTTAAATATTGTGCCCACCGCAAAGCTCTTAAAAGCAGGCGGCAAGGCGCTGCTAACAGAAACCGGCTCTCAGCTTAACCGCGCCATGATGGAGGGCACTGGGCCTCTGTCAGCTCTGGTTCCGCAAGGCGCTCGCCCGTTGTTTGCTGTTGAGCCATCAAAATTCAATCCAAAAGTTGAGCTGCCCAAAGCGGTTGACATAGTTGCCAATAATCCAGCGTTGAACATTTATTTGCCGCAAGCACAACGCGCTCCGTCTGTAGCCTTGCGCTTGGCAAAACCAGAAATTCAAGGCACTGGCGAAAAAGGTGTTTTGACCGTTGCTGACATTGGCGTGGTTTTAGAGAAGTCGCAGCTTGCCTTGAACAAGGGCAAAACCTTGGATCCGACAAAGCCAAAAGACTTGGTCAAAATGGTTGACTCAGCAACCGCTGAAGCTGAATACCAGATGTCGCAGCCAATTACTGGCGCAACATGGTACGAAGATGATGTGTTTCAAGCGTTTGCTTTGGGCGCAAAAATTGTTCCAGAGCTTGCAACTGACGAACCATTGCGCGTGATGGCCACAGCCTTTGCGGCATCAACCAGCTACAACAAGCGAGCGTCTGAGAACTGGTCTGTCGCAATGCGCATCACTGAAAACCTGATGAAGACCGGAAAAATCCCAGCCAGAAACCCAGACAACGGCAAGTTGTGGGGCGGCACTACTGGGCCGATTATGGAGACACAGCTTAATCTGCATCAATTCATGATCAACAGGATGGGCATGGATGGCTATGCCGAATGGCTGCTGACACCGCATACGGTCAAAGAGATTGTCAGCATGAAGGAAGCCTCTGGTTTGTATAAATCACCAAGCATTCCTGGCAAAGCAACCGATATGAAGATGGGCTCCTTCATCATGGGTGAAAAAGGCGGTGCGTTCTTCCTTAACCTTAACGGCATTAAGGAGACAACCGCTGACAAATGGTTCACAAGAACCTACAACCGACACACTGGAACACTGACTTCTGGAAATGTGAGCGAGCAGGGTTTGATTGACTCACCGCGCAATGAATCAGAGCGCTCGCTAATGAAAGGCTGGAACCGCTCAGTGGCCAACAATATGGGGCTGGATGAGCAGGCAAACCAAGCTGTTCTCTGGTACTACGAGCAGAGTCTGTATTACAATTTGGGCATCAAATCAGCCAGATCGGAGAGTTTCTCAGATGGAGCAAAAACCCTACTCAATGCCAGAGGAATCCCCTTCACCGATGCCGAGCTCGCTGGAGCTAGAGGCCGCAGCAATGCGGGTCAAGTTGCAGCAAAACCGCCAAGCGCTGGAGGAACAGGGGATACAGTCGGCCTCGGACAAGTTGCGCCAGCTCAACCAGCAGCAACCCCAACAAGCGTAACCGGGGGCCGTCAGGCTCCGCAATCTGGAGCTAAGTGATGGCCATCGAACAGAAGTCCCTTGATCAACGGCTTGGCCAGATCCTGCCGAGTGCTGCGCCTAGCACGCCTGCCGAGGACATCCCGCTGGAGCCCATGCCTGGGGCTGGCCCAGCCGACACAACTGAGATGCCCGAGGTTGCTGAGATCGGCACCCCGTCCATGGAGGAGGGTGTCCAAATCGCAGGCCCAATAGACGCTGCTCTGCGCAAGCTGATCACCCGGCAAGCCACCAAGGCCGAGCGCAACCTGGTGCCCGAGGCCGCACGCATGCCCGAGGGTCAGTTGCCCGAGCCAGCCAAGGCTGGCCGCTTTAAGCTGATCCCCGAGGCTGACCAAACCCTGACTGATGAGGTTGGCCGTGCGGTCAGCCGCAGGCAGACCTTTGGCATCACCGAGGGTAAACCCGGTGGCACGCCTGATGAGCCGTTTAACCTGTCCCGCTACCAGACCGAGGATGCTGCTGCCATTGTGGGCGGCGTGGCCGATGCGCTGAACATTCGCACCAAGGCGGTCACCTTCCAAGAGATCAAGGACAAGGCTGCTGAGTCGGGCATTGGCGAGGCCTTCCTGTCGCGCCTGATCGGCACTGACGGCAAGATGATGGCCAACGCTGTCGAGACCTACAAAGCGCTGGAGGTGCTGGAGTCCAGCGCCAACGAGCTTGACAAGTTGTTCAAGATGGTCAACAGCGGCACGGCCACCGATGTGGACAAGCTCAAGCTGCGCCAGCAGATCGCCTTCCACGGCCTGATCCAGCGCGGTGTCAAGGGCATCCAGACCGAGACAGCTCGGTCGCTGGCTGTGTTCCGTATCCCACGCGATGGCAACGCTGCTATCGTGCGCCAGGTGATCGATGAGTACGGTGGCGACAAAAGCCTGTCTGATCTGGCTAAGTCTTATTTGACACTGGAGTCGCGAGCTGAACAGAATAAGCTGGTCGAAAAGTCGATGATGTCGAGCGTGAAAGATGTGTGGTTTAGCACCTTCATCAACGGCCTGCTGTCGTCACCAAAAACACATGTTCTTAATATTGCATCAAACAGCAGTTTTGGCTTGTATCAAATACCAGAGCGTGCGGTTGCCTCTCTGTATTCAAAATATTTACCAGCAAGTGTGCGCGAGGGACGCATGCCCAATGTGATCACAAAATGGGGCGATCTTTTGCCTGGTAGCGCTGACGAAAAAATTGCACTTGACGAAGCGCTGACCATGATCCAGTCGCTGCGCAATGGATTCTTTGAAGGATTACAGCTGGCAAGCACTGCGTTTAAAAAGAATCAGCCCAGCGATTTGATGAGCAAGATCGAGGCGCAGCGCAGCAATACTGTCCCAGCGATCAGTTCCGCAGGTTTTGGCATTGAGCAGGACAAGTGGTTTGGCAAAGCCATCGACTACTATGGCACGGCTGTCACCCTGCCGGGTCGGATGCTATTAACTGAAGATGAGTTTTTTAAGGGTGTGCTCTATCGCATGGAGTTCAACACCCTGATTACCCGGCGCAGCAAAAAGGTCTACCGCGAGTCGCTGGACGCTGGCATGCCAGAAGCCGATGCTCTGGCCAAGGCCAAGGCAGAGACAATCAGCCTATTTGAAAACCCGCCAAGAGATCTTGACGAAGCTGCATCTCTGTTTGCACAGAAAGGCACCTTTACTGCTGATTTGCCGCCAGTGCTCAAGTCATTGCAGAAGGCTTTTAGTAATCCTGTGCTGAAAGTAATGCAGCCGTTTTTTAAAACACCAGCCAACATTGGTTTACAGGTTGTTGAGCGCAGTCCCTTTGCGCCGCTGTCCAGCCAGTTTCGTGAAGAGATCGCCAAGGGTGGCGTGTACCGCGACATGGCATTGGCCAAGGTAACGCTGGGCAGCACCATCATGGCAACCTTTGCACTGCTGGCTGCTGAGGGAAAAATTACTGGCAGCGGCCCGGCTAAAAAAGAAGAACGAGAAGCGCTTGAGCGTACCGGATGGAAGCCTTATTCATTTAAGCCAGGCGACACCTACTACAGCTATAGCGGTATGGAGCCAATTTCTGCAATGATTGGCATTTCCGCAGATTACAACGAGTACGCCCAGCGCGAACCGGATGACAACAAAATTGAAGAAGTGTTTCTTGGTTCTGTATATGGCATGTATGAATACCTAGCGGAACAGCCTTACTTGCAAGGCATTGCTGACATGGCTGCATTGCTAGGCTTTGGAAAAAAAGGTGAAGAGGCTGACATTAAGAAAACAATTGACAACGCATTTAAGCAATTGGGTGGTTTTGTAATTGGCGGTTCACCGGCTGGTGTTTACAGCTCTTTGTTTGCCGCTACTGAGCGAATGGTCGATCCAACAAATCGTGACCCTCGCGCCAACCCAGAGTTGCCCATGGGTGTGCGCGGCTTTATGGAATCTTTTAACAGGTACAAATCACGCCTGCCTTATTTCAATGCAGACTTGCCAGAAGAATTAAATCTCTGGGGTGACCCAATGAAGTCGGGCACGGGTGCAATTTATGAAATGTTTTTGCCAACCAAGGTTTCACCAGAACAATTTTCTGAAGTCGATGATTTACTTGTGCGCATAATTTCACCAATTGGAAAGCCAGATCGCAAGATTGATGGTGTTGAATTAAGCGCAGTGCAATACAACCGATTGATCACGATCTACGGGAAAGAGCTGCCATCCAAAGATCAAATTCTTGCCACCATGCAGATGCCTGGCTTTGACCAACTGTCGCGTACTGACCAGCAAAAGTTCGTGCAGGGCGTGCACAGCAAATACATGGACATGGCCAGGAAACAGCTACTTGCAGAAAATCCAGAAATACAAGTAAAAATTGACGAGCGTAAAGATTTAAAAAATGATCGCGTTAACTTTTACAAACCCGATTAACTTAGTACAATTTCCATAAGCAAGGATTGAATCATGGCCATCCCAATCAGCAATGTCACCCGCCGAGCAGTCTACGCACCCAGTGGCACTGGTGGCATTGGCCCCTATGCGTTCACCTTTGAGATCCTGGCCAACACCGACATTGCCGTGTACAAGGACGATGTACTGCTGACGCTGACCACTCACTACACTGTGACGATCAACGCCAACGGCACCGGCTCGGTGACCATCACAGCCACCGGCTTGGCGCTGGCACCAACCTCGCCAACCCAGTATGCCATTGTCGGCAACCGCACTATTGCCAGGGCAACCGACTTCACAACCGGCGGCGACTTCTTTGCCAACACGCTCAATGACGAGCTGGATCAGCAGACCATCTTTGCCCAGCAGAATGCCGAGGGCTTGGTCAGGGCGCTGTCAGCTCCACAGACAGACCCGACCAACATCAACATGACCTTGCCGCTTGCATCACTGCGAGCCAACAAGACGCTGGGTTTTGATGCCAATGGCAACCCTGCACTGGGCGAAACCTTGGGCACCAACCGTGGCAACTGGGCTGCTAGCACTGTCTACTATGTGCGAGACATTGCAAAGGACACCACCACCAACAACATTTTCCAAGTCATCACGGCGCATACCTCAAGCGGGGCTTTGCCGATTACCACCAACGCTGACTCTGCAAAGTGGACACTGCTGGTGGATGCGGCATCAGCAACAACCTCGGCTACCAACGCAGCGGCCTCTGCCTCAGCAGCCAGCACATCAGCCAGCAATGCATCCACCTCGGCCAGCAATGCAAGCACCAGCGCAAGCAATGCGTCCAGCTCTGCCTCTGCCGCAAGCACAAGCGCCAGCAATGCAGCCACAGCACAGACCGCTGCCGAGGCTGCACGCGACTCAGCCTTGGCTGCGTATGACAACTTTGATGATCGCTACCTTGGCCCCAAAGCAAGCGATCCCACGCTAGACAATGACGGCAACGCTTTGCTTGCTGGTTCCCTGTACTACAACACTGTGGTGCCAGAGATGCGCCTGTACACAGGCTCTGCTTGGGTGGCCGCTTATGTCTCTGGTGCTGCGTATCTGCTCACTTCAAACAACCTGTCTGAGCTGACGGCAACTGCGTCTACTGCTAGGACAAACCTTGGCTTGGCCATTGGCACCAATGTCCAGGCGTGGGACGCTGATCTGGACACATGGGCAACTAAGACTGCACCATCTGGGACTGTTGTTGGCACAAGCGATACCCAGACACTGACCAACAAGACACTGACAAACCCAACTGTCACCAACTATGTGGAGACTGTGGTCGCCATTGGTAACTCTGGCACATCACAAACCCTGTCACTGACCAACGGCACTGTGCAGACTGTGACCATGACGGGCAACTGCACATTCACCATGCCCACGGCCACGGCTGGCAAGTCATTCATTCTGATCTGCACTCAGGACGCTACAGGGTCGCGCACAGCGGTGTTCACATCGGTCAAGTTCCCTGGCGGTACTGCCCCGACACTGACCACCACGGCCACCACGGGGGTTGACATTTTGACCTTTGTGGCAAACGGCACATCTTGGTTTGGCACTTACGCACAGGCATTTGCATAATGTTTGCCTCAAAAAACCAGCTTTTTACGACCCCTAGCGGCTACCAGATCCAGCGGAGTCTGCGCTTTCGCTCTAGTGCGTCTGCTTATTTGAATCGAACATTTGGAACAGCAACTAATTCATATAAATGGACTTGGAGTGCTTGGGTCAAGCGTGGAGCTTTGGGGGTTGACGATTGTTTATTTTCTGGCGGTACAACTGCTGGAGATGCCAATACATTTAACATCCGTTTTAGTTCAACAGATGTAATTACTATGTCGTCTGATGGGACAAATTGGCGAATTACATCACAAGTGTTTCGTGACCCTAGCGCTTGGTATCATTTGGTTTTGGCGGTCGATACAACACAAGCAACAGCCGCAAACAGAATTTTGTTTTATATAAATGGCGTACAGGTTACTTCATTTTCTGCAAGTGCTAACCCAACACAAAACACAACAATAGGTGTTAATACTGCTTCTAGCCATTATCTTGCAAACAGGACATATCCATCCGATTTATTGCTTGACGGCTACATGGCAGAAGTCAATTTCATTGACGGCCAAGCCCTAACCCCGTCCAGCTTTGGTGCGATTAACGCCACCACTGGCGTATGGTCTGCAACAAGGTACAACGGCACATACGGCACAAACGGGTTCTACCTGAACTTCACAGACAACAGCGCAGCGACTGCCACCACAATCGGCAAGGACTACTCTGGCAACGGCAACAACTTTACACCGAACAACATCAGCGTGACTGCTGGCGCGACCTACGACTCCATGCTGGATGCGCCTCTGGGTGCTGGTGGTGGGGAGAGGGGGAACTACTGCACGCTTAACCCGCTGGATAAGAACGCAGGAACAACCCCAAGCAACGCCAATCTGACTTGGACTGCATCAACGCCTTGGCGTTCTGCCAGAGCCACTTTTGGAATGACAACTGGAAAGTGGTATTGGGAAGTTACGGCTTCTGGTGCAAACAATATGTATGGTATTGGTACAGCAACAGCCGCGATTGCCGACAATAATTATCCAGGCAAGGATGCGAATGGTTGGGGATATTTTGATACCAATGGCAACAAATTTACCAATGGATCAGGATCATCTTACGGGGCAAGTTACACAACCAATGATGTGATTGGTGTTGCTTTTGATGCAGACAACGGAACGCTGACTTTCTATAAGAATGGCACAAGTCAAGGCACAGCGTTTACTGGACTGACAAGCGGCCCTTACTTCCCTATGGTTGGCAATGAAGGGTCAACAAGCCATAGCAACTTCGGCCAGCGCCCCTTTAGCTACACGCCACCGACAGGCTTCAAAGCCCTGCACACCGGCAACCTTGGCGCACCAGTGATTGCGCTGCCAGCGCAGAACATGGCGGCTACGCTGTACACGGGTAATGGGACAACGCAGAGCATCGTAAATACTGTCAATGGCGTTTCGTTCCAGCCTAATTTGGCTTGGGTTAAAAGTCGAAATACGCTTGAGGCTCAGATTTGGATTGACTCCGTAAGGGGTGTTGGTCAAGAGTTAGAAAGCAACAGCACTAACGCAGAAGCTTACAACGCCAATTCAATTCAATCATTCAACTCAAACGGGTACACATCTGGGAACAGCAATACGAATGTCGCCACAAGAACTTATGTCGCATGGCAATGGAAAGCAGGCGGCACTGCTGTCTCTAACACCGCAGGGAGCATCACATCCTCGGTTAGCGCCAATGCCTCGGCTGGCTTTAGCGTGGTGACTTATACGGGTACGGGTGCTAACGCTACTGTGGGGCATGGCTTGGGTGTCGCGCCGGGAATGGTGATTGTTAAATCGCGTAGTTCTGTTTACGATTGGGGCGTTTACCATTCTGCAAACACAGCGTCACCGGCTACCCAGCGGCTTTTGTTGAGCAGCACAGCAGCCACTGACACCAACAGCACCTACTGGAACAACACAGCTCCAACATCTTCAGTCTTTTCTCTTGGTTCACAACCTAATGTAAACAACAGCGCTTCAACCTATGTCGCCTACTGCTTTGCCCCAGTAGCAGGCTATTCAGCCTTTGGCAAATACACAGGCAACGCCAGTACGGATGGGCCTTTTGTGTTCCTTGGATTTAGGCCGAGGTTTGTGATGATTAAGCGGACTGATGCTGTAAATAATTGGGTTATCTATGACACAGCACGGAACACTTTTAACAAGACAAGCAA